GCTGCCAATGAAATCAGGAACAAAATATTGTGTTGTTGTTATGACAGATATTAATGAATTGAGTCATTAATGAATAAGTTAGCAATCTTTAGATCTTTTAGACCTTGGTTAGATAAAGATAGTGTTTCTGTTCCAGCACCAACACAAAGTATTATTCCACAATGGTATAAAGATGCAGATAGATTTGCAAAAAATCCAATTAATAATGAATATTATAATGCACCAAAAGAAACGTGCCCTTTTCCAAAAGAAGGCACAGTAGATGACTATGGAAAAATTCCTACATGGAAAGCATGCCCTGCAATTATGGATGCATTTTCAACAGGGTATGTTTTTAAAACTCCTTGCGACTTAGTATTTTCTAAAAATGCACAAGGTGTTATTGGTGTAACAATTGAAGATAAAAAATACCAAGATTTTTGCACTGAAAGACCTCCTATGCCACAGTTTGAGCATCCAAAAGGATTCTATCAACATCATTTTGCTTGGAGTTCAGATTGGGGACTTGAGCTTCCAGAAGGGTACAGTGCGCTATTTATGACACCAATGAATAGGTTTGATTTACCATTTTTAAATACAACAGGAATTGTTGACTCAGATAAAGTTCATCTACTTGGAAGTTTTCCATTTTTTATTGCGGAAGGCTGGGAAGGAACAATTCCAGCAGGCACTCCATACCTACAAGTTTTACCATTCAAAAGAGAAAACTGGAAAAGTGAAGTAGAGATATTAGATCAGTCTAAAATTTATGATAAAATGTTTAACAACATGAAGTTTTATAGACAGCCTGACGGCGGGGTATATAAGAATAAAGTTTGGTCAAGACGAGAATACAAATAAGGAGAATAAAATGGAAACATGGACAGAAAAAATAGACCTTGGCGATGGAATTTTTTGTTACAAGGGTGTAATTAAAAAAGAAATTGATGTAATAAAAAGACTTGAAGATAATCTTAAACCAGAGGGAGACACTACTGGGTACAGCTGGCAACCTGCGTATGTAGGCTACAAGCAACTGATGCCAGACTATAGAGATTGTAATGATTTTAAGTTTAAGAAAACAGATATTGAAAATGATAAAAGTCAAGTCAGCTTAAACCTTCAATCACTTTGGCAAGATCTTTATGATGTAAAGTTACCAGCAGTAGAAGATTATTGCAGAATGTATAATATTCATAATTTAAAATATTGGGAAGCTTTTAATTTTATTAAATATGGTCAAGGTCAACACTTTATGGAACATCACGATCATGGGTTTTCTTATAATTGTACTGTTTCTTTAGTCTCATATGTTAATGATGATTATGAAGGTGGAGAGCTTTTCTTTAGACTACAAAATCTAAAGGTTAAAGCAGAGGCTGGGGATTTGTTTATTTTCCCATCAAATTTTATGTATCCTCATCAAGCAATGCCAGTAACTTCTGGAACCAAGTATTCTATTGTAACAATGCTTGATTACAGTAAAAAGTTTCATACTCCAGAAATGTATAGTGCAGAGGCAGATTAATGTTTAATATCTCAGTTGAAAAAACACAGGGAGCTCTATTTGACATTCAGCCCATGTCAATTAAAAGAGATTGGATGGATGTAACATCAGAAGGCCATGCCTATAGATGTTTTCCAGTAACCCAGTCAAACGTAATTGGCTGGAGTCTTTCTTGTGTAGAAGATATTGAGTTTATTTGGGATGGAGTTAATGATCAAACTCCAAATCGTATTGAAATATTCAGCCCATTGGGAGCATATTCTGGAAGAGGTCAATCCTCTATAAGTTTAAATACTGGTTTAGTTTTTAGAACAGACAAAGACGTAAGTATTTTTACTATTAATCCAGTAAATTATTTTAGTGATGAGTTTGAAACAATGTCATCATTAATGAGCACCTCTTTTTATGACAATCCTCTGCCTTTAGCTATTAAAGCAAAGGTAGCAAATAAGAGAGTGGTTATCAAAGCTGGAACTCCAGTTGCTACAATTATTCCTATATCTTTGTCAAATTTAAACGGTACAAATATTGAAATTGTTAAGTACCAAGACAACGATAGAACAAGATTAGAAGCAAATATTGCCTATGGGAATGCTGCACAGGAAATAAATTCTACTGGAAAATGGACAGATTGGTATAGGGATGCGGTAAATGAAAAAAAAGAAACTCAGGGATCTCATGAGGTAAAAATATTAAAATTAGGCGTAACAGATAAAACGAAGGGTGATATAATATAAATATGGAACAAAACAAAGACTCATATACAGTAGTTAAACGAACACCATCTATAACTCCATCTGGGTGGTTTGGAGATAGCAAAGACATGATTGTCGAGCTAGAAAACTTTATGACCCTAGAGGAAATAGAATTTCTAGAAAAATCTGCCAAATCTTTAACAATTTGGGATGTAACTGAAAGCCATATGAATGAAAATGGAACTGTTACATATGACTCAGATTATTGGAAAGACAGGGTTGCAACCAGCCCAACACTAAATAAGAATGATCCAACTATTGCACCAGTAATTGCTGGACTATTTGAAAGACTAAAACCAATTGTTGAAGAATTTTATAAGGTCGAAGTTATTCCAACTGGGACAACTATTGTTAAATGGCTTCCTGGGCAATTTCAAAAGCCTCATGCAGACAAAGAACTTCATGAAGGACCAGATGCTGGAACTCCAAATGATTTTCCTAACTATGACCTTTCTAGTTTGTTTTATTTAAATGACGACTATGAAGGTGGAGAGTTATACTTCCCACTACAGGGCGTACAGTTTAAACCTAAAAAGGGTGCTGCTTACTTTTTCCCAGGGGATAAAAACTATATTCATGGAGTAACTGAGATTACAAGTGGTTTAAGATTTACTTGCCCATTCTTTTGGGAGATTACAAAGCATACAGGAGATAGGCAACCTTAATATGAATGACAAACATCTTGAAGCAATAGAGATATATCCTAACATTCTTGTATATAAGAATATGTTTAAAGATGTTTCAAAATCTTATAAAGTATTAACAGATTCATTTACAGAAACAGAAGACAGACTGTTTAGCCCTTGGACACAATGGTCTATTTTTGGAGATTATTTAAATCCAATAATTCCTAATTTTTCTATGTCAGATAAATATGGAAACTTAAAAACCATAGAAACAACAACACAGATTAAAGAAGATCAAAAAAATTTTGGTATAGAAATGATGGAAAACTTTCATTTAGTTACTGAAGACTACATTAAAAGATATAATATTGATATAGATTTAAACGAAACATCTATAGATGAAAATGGAAATACTGTACCAATTTGGCGATGGACAGGTGGAACAATAGGTAAGTATCATATTAGTACTACTGATGAGCAGGTTGGAATGAGATATCATTCAGATTATCAAAGAGAGCAGGGCTCTGCTCCAGGTTATAAGTTTGTTATAACATGTACAATATATTTTAATGATGACTATGAGGGTGGAGAGATTGACTTTGCAATGGGAGATAAACTTGTAAAATACAAACCAGAAGCAGGAGATTTATTAGTTTTTCCATCAGGACACCCAGACTACCTTACAGAGGATGGAATGCCATATCTTCATGGAGTGATGCCATCATATAATAAAAATAAAATTTTGTCAAGAATGTATTGGCAAAAATATCAAAAAGGAACTGATGAATGGTATGCAAAAGAAAAAGAATTTGGAAAAGAAGTTTGGGCTAATATGCAGCCAGAATTAGAGGAAAAGTTTAGACAAGAACATCCTCAAAGGACTACAATAGAAAATGGAGTAAGAATACAATGAATCTAGAAAATAAAAAAAGAATAACAAAAGATATAGTTATTTATGAAAACTTTATAAGCAAAGAAGATTGCAAAAAAATGATTCAAGCCTTAGATGCTCAAGCAGATAACGGTGCAATTTCTTGGATGCCTATTTCATTTTATGAGTCATACTCCTCTGTACTTCCACAAGACAATGATCAAGAATTGCTTGATGCTGGGCTATCTCCAACTATATTTTCAGACATTGAAAAAACAATGCCAAAGGCAATCGCTTCAGTCCATGACCTTGACCCAAAAACAATTTCTAAGATTGGGTATCACACACAAAAATGGGAGCCAGGAGCATACGCAAGAATACACTCAGATAATACAGATGCTGAAGGAAATTCAGGCGCTTTTACAAGAAGCCGATATGCAGGCTTTCTATATCTTAATGATGATTTTCAAGGAGGACTACTTAAGTTTCCAGGTCAAGACATAGAAATTAAGCCAGAAGTTGGAATGCTTGCTGTTTTTGACGGGGGATTTAGCAATATGCACGAAGTATCCCTAATAGAAAGTGGAGTAAGATATACCATTGGATCTTTCTGGGATGACAGAGAAGAAGATGCTTATCCACAAGAATTAAGAGATGCCTGGGCTGCAGAAATGAAAGAGACTAGAGCAAAACAAGAAATTGAAAGAGCAGAATGGCAAGATCTTTTAAAAGAAGGCTGGAAGCTAGATGCTGAAGGAAATAAATACAAGGTAGAGGATCTGGAAAACAATGCCTAATTTCTTAACAGATATATTAAAAGAAAATAACTTTCAGGTTGAAGAAGTCACTGATGACATTGTTTTAGTTAAAGATTTTTTTTCTAAAGATGAACTAGATCAAGTTTTTGAAGTTATAAACTCAACTCCAAATGAAGAATGGTTTATAGAATATCATGCTAACTTAAAAAGTTTTTGTTTCCAAAAATTTGGAAGATATGATGTTGATAATTTAGTTGCTGAAGGAAAATTTGAAATAACTCAAAACTGGCAAGATAAAAATTTAAACATAGGACAGTATCCCTTTCAACAAAATCTATTTGATAGATTAAATAACTTAGTTCAAATTGTTGATGATACAATAGAATTAAGTGGTTTTGCAACAATTCAAAGAATGCAGGAAGGTGTTGAGTTAAAAGCTCATACCGACCAGGATACAGACCCGTCAATTAGATATGCTGCTATTCTGTATCTAAATAATGACTATGTAGATGGAGAATTATTTTTTCCAATTAATGGTCTAGAGTTTAAACCAGAACCTGGGACAATGCTTATTTTTCCAGGAAACGCAGAGTATAATCATGGAGTTAAGCATGTAGGTGCTGGCCCAATTAGATACGTACTGGTGGGGTTTATTAAAGAAAAAGGATTTTATGAAAAGAATAAATACTAAGGGAGAAACAAATGAATAAAGAACTGCTAGATCCAAAAGTATACTATTATACTGACGCAATTGAAAATTTTAAAACTTTTAAAGAAATCTGGAAAGAGCTAGACACTCTTGAGCAATACACAGAGTCAGGTGTAAATGTTTGGAACCCTTGGACATCTTCTAACGATAAAACCTTCATCTATGGAGAAACAAAAACATTTGACATCAATGCTATTAACAACCTTATTGGAGAAGTAGCAGAAAAAAGTAAATATATATATGACGCTATTATGACTACGCTATACAATGTCTGTAAAGACTATGCATCTTCTTTAGGTGATTTTGATGAGCCAAGACTTTTCCCAACATTTAACATTAAAAAGTATAATACTGGAATGGCTATGGGAGCTCACTTTGATCAACTTGATGGTGATAAGACATTGAGATATTCACTAGTTATGTATTTAAATGATGATTGTGAAGGCGGAGAAATATCTTTTCAGTTAAAAGACTATGATGGTGGATGGACAAGCTCAGAAGGTTGGGTAAGCGGTGCGCCAGCAGTAGATCTAGACTATGATCTCGCACTTGAAAACAAAGCAATTAGCTTTGGTGTAAAACCTAAAGAAAATAGCGTTGTGATATTTCCAGCATATGCTCCATATTTCCACACAGCACACACAGTTAAGTCTGGTGTAAAGTATATGGTTCCTGGTCACTGGATCCATAACAACATGGAGCTTAATAATAGTCAGAGCATGTAATTGAAAACTGCTATTGTTACTGGGGCAAGCAAAGGCGTAGGGCTAGCAACAGTTAAACGACTGTCTGAAAATGGCTATAAAGTTATTGCTGTTTCAAGAAACCTATCTAAAGTGTCTGAGTTAATATCTGATAATGTTGAGGTATATAACTTAGATATTACAGACTCTAAAGCAATAGAAGAGTTTTTTGAAAAATACAAAGATATTACTTTAGATCTTTTGGTTAATAATGCTGGTGGAGGCTCAGGCCCAACTTATATTATTAATGAAACCCCAGAAAACTTTAGAAAAGCATACGACATCAACGTCACTGGCCCCATGTACTTATCTCAATTATTTGCACCATGTATGGAAAGATCAGAATCTCCAACCATTATTTTTGTTACTTCTTTTGGTGGAAAAGTTCCATATCGTGGTGGAGGAAATTATACAAATGCCAAAAGAGGTGAGCGTGGTTTGATTGATACAATGAGACTTGAGTTCCCTCAATTTGGAATTAAGATTACAGAAATCTGTCCAGCAACTATTGATACCCAAGAACAAAAACGGGATCAAGCATTAACGGCAGAAGATTTAGCAGAAGCAATTTACTGGGTGGGATCATTACCAAGTCACGTCAATATAAATGAAATTGAAATGTGTCACATTCATAGTAGCAAGTATGGATAACTATTTTATTTATAACACTTTCGTTATATAAAAGTACTAACTATAAACAATAACTTTATAGATTAAAAATGAGCGTGGAATTGTTTTTAATTCTATGCTATACTTAGGACTACTTCCGATTCTACGAAGTACTCAACCAATATTAGAAAGGTGGCATACTTAAATGTCAGATGTTTTTTCGTTTCGCTTATCAGAGGATTTTGTAAATAAATATAGTAATACTCCAGCACCGTTTGGATTTTCAGATGCGGGTAGCAACTCTTTAGGAGAAATTACTTTTATCAGAACATATTCTCGTGTTAAAGAAGATGGAACTAAAGAACGTTGGCATGAGGTTTGTCGTCGTGTAATTGAAGGTATGTATTCAGTTCAAAAGAATCATGCTAAAGATAATAGACTACCTTGGAATGACAATAAGTCACAAAAGTCAGCACAAGAAGCTTTCCAAAGAATGTTTGAATTAAAGTGGACACCTCCAGGCAGAGGTCTTTGGGCTTTCGGAACTCCAATGACTATGGAAAAAAGAAACTCAGCCTCACTACAAAATTGTGCAATGGTTTCTACTCGTGACATTGATCGTAATGATCCAGGGGCTCTTTTTGCTTGGGTAATGGATGCTTTAATGTTAGGAATTGGAGTAGGGTTTGATACCTTGGGACAAGATAAGCAAATGCCTATCTATGCCCCTACAGAGCCAGTTTCTACCTATGAAATTCCAGATACTCGTGAAGGATGGGTTGAGTCTGTCCGTCTTTTAATTAATTCATTTTTACGTCAAAATCAATCTATTCAAGAATTTAACTATGACCTTATCCGTCCTCTAGGATCAGCCATTAAAGGCTTTGGTGGGGTCGCCAGCGGTCCAGAACCATTAATTCAACTACATATACGCATACAAAATGTCATTGGCTCTAGAGCAGGAGAAGTACTAGATAGTCGTGCAATTGTTGACATTGTTAATCTTATTGGAACATGTGTTGTTTCTGGAAATGTTAGACGTTCTGCTACCTTGGCTTTAGGAACACCAGAAGACAATGGTTTCATTAATTTAAAGAATCCAGAAGTATTTCCTGAAAGAAATTCATTTGATCCAGAAAAACCAGGCTGGGCATGGATGTCTAATAATTCTATTTCTGCTACTGTTGGTACTAAATATGAAGACTATGTTGATTTAATTGCTGATAATGGTGAGCCAGGATTTATTTGGTTAGATGTTGCGAGAGACTATGGTCGTTTAGCAGATGCACCAGACTATAAGGATTCCCGTATTATGGGATTCAATCCTTGTGCGGAGCAGCCATTGGAGTCATACGAACTTTGTACACTTGTAGAAGTGCACTTAAATCGTCATGAATCCAAGGAGGACTTCCTCAAGACATTGAAATTTGCGTATCTTTATGGAAAGACTGTTACCCTTATGCCAACACATTGGCAGCAAACAAACGGTATCATGCAAAGAAACAGACGTATTGGAACATCCTTAACTGGAATTGCATCTTTTGCAGATACCTATGGATTACCAACAACTCGTGAATGGATGGATGAAGGGTATCAAAAGATTCGTTATTATGATCATAAATACTCAGAATGGCTATGCGTTAGAGAGTCTGTTCGTGTAACAACAGTTAAACCATCAGGATCTGTATCACTACTATCTGGAGCAACTCCAGGAGTTCACTGGGGTCCAGGTGGAGAGTTCTACTTAAGATCTATTCGTTTTGGTAACACAGATCCGATGCTTCATTTGTTTAAAGCAGCGGGATATAAAATTGAAGATGATGTAGTATCAGCCAATACATCTGTAGTATATTTTCCAGTAGCATCTGGTCACAAGAGATCAGAAAAAGAAGTTAGCCTATTTGAAAAGATTGGTTTAGCAGCTACTGCTCAGAAGTACTGGTCAGATAATGGCGTTTCTGTTACTCTTTCTTTTGATAAAGAAACAGAAAAGAAGTTTGTCGCACCAGCCTTAAATATGTACGAAGGACAACTAAAGGCAGTTTCTTTCCTTCCAATGGGAAATAAGACTTATCCACAGCAACCGTACACAGAGATAACAAGAGAAGAATATAACTCTTATGTGGGTACAATTGGTAAGATTGACTGGTCTGCTATCTATGATGGAGTTGAAAATCTTGAGGCAGAAGGAGAGTCTTATTGCTCTACTGATGCTTGTGAGATTAAACTTTATTAACCCTTAGCCTGCTATAATAAGGGGTAGGAGATATATGTCTAACCCATCTAATTTATATGCAGAAAAAATTTACTCAGAGCACCCTCTGGTACTTTGGGCACTAGACGATCAAGCAGATTACGTAAGTTTAATTCCTGATGCACAAAGAAATATAGCATCTCTTTGGAATGACACAGAATCCTGTACTTTAAGTTCTGGGTCAGCACCTGCAGGAGAACCTTTTCCTGATAGTCCTACAAGCTTAGTGTCTTGCAATGTTCCAGCAGGAGCATCTGGGGAATCAATTATATTAAGTCCAGATCTAGGTCCAGATGATCCTGATCCAAAAGTTAACTTTCAAACCCTTAATACAACATTAGGAACATTTTCTATTGGTTCTTATTTTTATATTGATAGCTTATATATTAACTCTATTTCTATTGGATATCAATATGAAGATACTACTACCCTAGAAGTCGTTCAAAAGTTTAAAACTTTTACAGATCCAGCATACCAGTCATGGTCTTTTATGTCAGAAACATTTGAGATCCCTGACGAAAACACAAACTTTAAAATAATTATAAAAATATTAAAGTCTTCAGGCGGAGAAACATCTGCTGATTACAAAGTTTATTTTAATGGAATAACCACAGGACAATGGTCTGAAGAATTTCATAAAGAATCTTTAGGAGTAACACCAGCATCTTTTCCAGAAACAATTGCAATTGATACAACAGATACCGTTATTCCAGCATCAGCCTATGGAGTATCTAGTGATACCGCATATTATTTGGTAAAGAATAATGCTCTTCTTGCAAAAAATACAAGCATTCCCCTAGTGTTCGGTGCCTCTGGATTAACTAAGGTTATTCCAAACACATCAAACAAACCTTCCTTAATATTTCCAGGTCAAGGATTTTTAAATAAATCTGGGCAGCATAAAGAATACACTGTAGAGTTCTGGGCAAGAATAATTGCAGATTCTCCAGATCCAAAAAGAATATTTGGACCAATTGCTTCTACAGATGGACTCTATGTAGATTCAGGCTTTTTAACTTTAGTTATTGGTGGTCAGTCAAATTCTCATTTTGTTGGTGAGTGGTTTAGACCAATGCTTATCCATATTAGATTAATTAAGAATTCTGTGACGGTATTGGTAAATGGAGAACAGGTAATAGAAATTGCTATTGATACCACATCTTTAGCATTACCAGACTTACTAAATGCACAGCTAAAAAGCCAAGACTGGCTTGGATTTTATGCATACGAGAATGTAAGTTTGATTGAAGTAGACTGTTTTGCTATATACTCTTACCAAGTTTCTGTAACTGTTGCTAAACGTAGATGGGTTTATGGTCAAGCCGTATCTTCAGCACAATCTATCAACTCATCCTATGGTGGAACTTCTGCTTTTATAGACTATTCATTTTCAAACTATACCGCAAACTATAACTATCCAAGCTTTGCACAATGGCAACAAGGAAGCTTTGATAATCTAGAAACAACATCTTTAGAGTTGACAACACCATCCTATAGTTTGCCAAACATATTTTTAGATACTAAAAGTTTAGATGATTTGTATACTGACTGTAAAGCAATACAGACAGATCAAGAATCTGGAGCATTTCCACACAAGTTTTTAACATTTAGACCAAACTCAACTTGGAGTGGACTAGGAACATATCTAAACTTTCCAAAATTAAATATTTTAAATGATAAGGTTAAGTCTATTTATGGGGTATTTGGCAGTAATGTATTATTGCTTGATGCAGAATACTACAACACTTCTCCAGCAGACTATATTGAAGCAGGGTATTATAATACTACCAGCTGGACAGAATTTTTTGATGCTGGAAATTCAGGAAATAATCAAACATTAATTAAAATTTATAATACGCTAACAGGTGATTTTTTTATTGTTAGACTTAATGAAGCCGTTATTGAGTATGTTTTAAATTATAATAAAGAAGAACAACTAGTGTATACAACAGAAAACATTGAGTCTGAACAACTTTTTGCAGTTGGAATTAATATTGATGATTTATCTAATGTTTTTGGAGGCAATGTTTCAGCATTCTTTGGTAATGTAAATGGACTAAAAGTCTATGTTGCGGGAGACGAAGAAACATCTAACTCATTCTTTGGAAAAATTTACTCATTAGGATTTACAACAGAGCTTAATCATAAATCAATATCAAACTATTTTAATGAATACGGTGTTGTTAAATTTGATGATTTATCTGCCCCTGGAGTAACAGAAGAAACTAATGCTATTGCTCTTATAAATCATTTAGCCAGCTATACCCTGTTGCCAACAGAAGCATACGATGAATTCTTCCTTGATATTGGAGTATCTGGACACTGGCAAGACTACCTTCCACTTTCTTATTTTGCTAAATATGTTAATAACGCACAAGGGGCTTCTTACTATGATTTAGATTTTTTACAGTTTAACCTTGGATATCCATCACCATCTAAACTACTAGAAAAAGAAATTAATTCTTCGTGGACATATGAAGATTTAAGAGAACAATATTCAGCACCTATTCAGCAAACTTATTATCAAATAGATAATAGCCTTATTACTGGATGGAATGATTATGAAGATTTAGCTCAAAAAGCATTGAAGTACTACGAGTATGACACATCAGAATCTTTTGTTAAAAGCTATGTTACTTTTCAATATATAGCAGAAGGAGCAAACGCTCTTGATGAAACCTTTAATATTAATGTTCCAGCCAAAGAAGGATCAATTATTGATATTGATAACTACCCAGACTGGGCTGCTAGTAAATTTGAAATTGTAGATAATACAATTATTTATCCTAGCAAGTCTGTAGATTTCAATGACTTAGCAGTTGTATATTCTATTGAGTTTAATGTGCGTGGAATTATTAATAGACCAATTAAAATTAAAGAATTAGAGATAGCTTCGCAAGCATTGAGTGATAATGCCTTTAACTCGGTAGGTACTAGGTTTGGAGTTGATCTAGTGCCATACAAAAAATCTGGAATTTATTTTGACTATAAGTCAAAAAATCCTTTTAGTATTTATAAGTCAAGCACACCATACCTTTATTTAACAAAAAATTCTGGAATAGAGGTTCGTGGGGACTTTAACTTTGAAACAAATCGTGGCATTGCTATGCCAATTAATAAAGAATTGTCAGATGAATATCGTGTAAGCTCAATGCAAGCCTGGATGTTCGCAAATCAAGATTTTTTTTCTGCTTCACCAATTGAAATCTTTGAAATTAAATACAAAGAAGATATTATTAAATTTTACATGGTTGCAGACAGCCCATCTGGATCAAGAGCTAAGATATATGCGACTAGTAGTTTAACTGGAACAGAGTACACAAAGCTAACATATTTCTGGAACGGCATATCAGTTCAAAATCCAGTTATTACAATAAAAGAATGGGGATCCCTAGGATTGCAGTTCTCATCTGCACTAAACTTTGACCTATACACTGGTGCAATTAATCTAAATGGTCCAATACTGTTTAATAATATATCTTTCTACCAGGCAAACAATTTACAGACAATACAGAGCATTGTTACTAGGCCTTGGCTAAAGGTTTTGAACAGTGATGGAGAAAAGCTTTGGTCGTACTGGAGTGAAAACTTTAATTGGCAAGAAGCCTTAGTCGTTTCAAGCTCAGAGCTATATGGAGTCAACCCAACAGATGTTTATAAGAACTACCTAGGAACTAATAAGATTATCATTGATGATAATGAGGGTATGACGTTTGATTCTAATAAGATGAAGATATATACTGATACTACATGGGATACAAAGACCCTCTTGCCAGTCTAATATGGTATACTTGAGGTTATGGATTCATTAATAAACCCAAAAACTGGTAAACCGATTGTTAACAATGTACGCAGAAAAGTCATCGATAAGCACTATGACTGGGGACTGTATGTGTATAAAAAGTCAACTGGAAAATGGTTTACAGACGGCTCAGGCTCAGTACTGAATATCCCTGCACAAAAAGGGGATATATCTAAGATTGCAGAACTAAAAAGAGAAGCAATTTCCTACGGAGATGACGGTCAAGGAACAGCAGTCTTTGTTCCTGGATTGACAAGGGTAACAGAAGAAGAATATTCAGAGCAAAAGGATAGAATGAAGCAAGGATTAATTCCTTCCCTAAATGACCTTGGTGCCATTGACGCAGCACAGAAAACTTTAAGGATGTATGGCGATGAGGGATAATTCTGATTACGTTAGTGCAAAACTAAATACACAAGAGCAAGAAGAAAACATATTCCACGCACAAGACCCATTTAACAAAACATGGGATGATCTAAAAGATCTTGGTGGCATCAATCAAAATTTTAAAAGAAGAACTGTCAGACTTTTAAACAAGGCTGCTGAAATGACTCCAGCATATTTGAACTCAGCAAATGCTCAGTCATCAGGAGTTGACGGTACAGGAACTAAGGGTATTAATCCTGGAACAGTATACCGAAATGGATATGGCCTGTTTGATATTATTACTCCACCATATAACATGTATGAGCTAGCAAACTTTTATGATACATCTTTTGCTAACCATGCTGCTATTGATGCCAAGGTAGAAAATGTTGTAGGTCTTGGATACCGTTTTGATATTTCAGATAGAACATCTTTACGTCTTGAAACTTCAAGTGATGAGCAAGCATCTGCTCGTGCTCGAAAAAGAATTGAGCGCATGAAGATTGAACTTCGTGATTGGCTAGAGAATTTAAATGATGATGATTCATTTACAAAGACTATGGAAAAGGTTTACACAGATCTACAAGCAACAGGAAATGGTTTTATTGAAGTAGGAAGAACTGTCGAAGGTGACATTGGATACCTAGGCCATATTCCAGCAACAACTGTTCGTGTGCGTAGACTAAACGATGGCTTCCTTCAAATCATTGGCCAACAAGTTGTTTACTTTAGAAACTTTGGGGCTAAAAATCAAAACCCAGTTACGGTAGATACTAGACCAAATGAAATTATTCATCTTAAAGAATATTCACCATTAAATACTTTTTATGGCGTACCAGACATTGTTGCTGCTTTTCCATCTTTAATTGGTGATAAGCTAGCATCACAATACAACATTGATTACTTTGAAAACAAAGCGGTACCAAGATATATCATTACCTTAAAGGGTGCCAAGTTAAGTGCAGATGCAGAAGATAACATGTTTAGATTCTTGCAAACTGGACTAAAGTCTCAATCTCATAGAACCCTGTATATACCACTTCCTGGAGATACAGACCAGAATAAGGTTGAGTTTAAGATGGAGCCAATTGAGAATGGCATCCAAGATGGTTCATTTAAAGAATATAGAAAACAAAATCGTGATGATATTTTAATTGCTCATCAGGTTCCAATCTCTAAACTTGGTGGTTCTGATTCAGGAATCGCAGCAGCACTATCTCAAGATCGTACATTTAAAGAGCAGGTTTCTCGACCAGCTCAACACCATCTTGAAAAGATTATCAACAAGATTATTAAAGAAAAAACAGACATCTTAGAATTGAAGTTTAATGAGCTAACCCTTACAGATGAAATTGCTCAATCTCAGATTCTTGAACGTCTTGTTAAGACTCAGATTATGATGCCAAATGAGGCTAGAGAAGCTCTTGATCTCCCACAAACTAAAGATGGAGATACTCCATTTGTAATGTCTCCAGGGCAAGCAAATGATGCTCAATCAAATGCAAATTCAAATCGCCAACGGGATACAGAAAGAGTTAACAACCAGTCAGATGGACCAGCAACCATTGCTGGAAGAAATCCTAAAGGCGAAGGAAGATCATCTCAATAGCTGAGAAAACTAATAAATGTTTGGTATAATAGATACGTTATGATTATAAATAAAGCTTCCTGGGTTACAGACGGCGACAACGTTCGTCTATCAATGCCTTTTGGCAAAGTAGATCAAGAGCGAAGACTGGTTTCTGGTTTTGCGTCTCTAGACAATATTGACAAACAAATGGATATTGTAACTACCGAAGCTAGCATGAGTGCTTTTGCAAAGTTTCGTGGGAACATTAGAGAAATGCACCAACCATCTGCTGTTGGTAAGATGATCTCATTTAAAGAAGAAAAATATTTTGATCCAGAATCAAAGAAGTTCTATAAGGGAGTATACGTTTCTACCTATATTTCTAAGGGTGCCCAAGATGCTTGGGAAAAAGTTCTTGATGGTACATACACTGGTTTTTCAATCGGGGGACGAATGAACAAGTGGGATGATGCATATGATGATACAATGGAAAAGCAAATTAGAATTATCAAGGACTATGACTTAATTGAGCTATCTCTTGTTGATAGTCCAGCAAACCAATTTGCTAGCATTATGTCAGTTGAGAAGGTTGATGGTGTAGATATGATTAAAGCAGATAACACTGTTTTAGAAAATGTATTCTATGACAAAGAGTCTGGATTAGTTATTGTTTCTGAAGAAGAGACACAAGTAAGTCCTGCAACTGGACAAGAAATGAAGAACATTGGTTTTGTTGAAAAAGATGATTTAGAAAAAGCAAATATGATAAAGTTCTTAGTTGATAGTGCTAAAGGCATTAGTACAATTAAGATTACTAAGGAGGTAAATCCAATGACAGAAGCAACAGAAGTAGCAGTCGAATCTGCAGTTGAAGAAGTTGAGGTTACTCCAGAGGCACAGCCAGCAGTTGTTCAAGAAACACCTGCAGTAGTTGAGGAAGCACCAGCAGCTGAAAAAGCTCTTGCTGTAGAATCATCTGATGGTAGTGCAGAGTCTTCAGTTGCACCTGCAGCTGAGACTGTAGAGAATACTGCAGACAAGGCAGATAGCCTTGATGCAAATGCAACAGCATCTAATGAAGAAATTGCTAAAGCAGTTTCAGACATTAAGGATTCTCTAACTAATGCCTTTGGCGATCTCGCTTCAACTGTAAAATCTTTACATGAGCAGATTATGACACTAAGTAAGTCTCTTGAATCCGTAACTAGTGAGGTTAAGGAAGTTAAGGGAACATTTGATGAGTTTGGCAAGCGAGTGGATGACGTAGTAGCAGACACAGCTTTCCGCAAGTCTGGCGATCTAGGCGAGATCGTACAGTTCGAACCACTTAAGGTTCAAAAATCCCTATGGGGCGGTCGTTTCCTCACATCAACCGACCTATTCAACTAAGATATAAAATCACTAGGAGGTGAACAATATGTCGGAACAAAATATAGAAAAGAACTACCCAGGATCTGGTGGCAGCGGAGCAGAGATTAACTCTCAAGGCGCAACAGTATCTGGTGGTATTGGTGGTGCAACTGCCCGTGATGCAAATGGTAACGTAGATCCAGCTACATCACTCGGTAACACAGCAACAGCTGCATTCGGTGTTACAACTGGACCTAACGCTGTTAATCCATCTGGAACATCAGGTGGTATTTTAGCACCAGAGCAAGCTCGTCGCTTCATCGACTACGTGTGGGATGGAACAGTTCTCGCCAAAGATGGTCGTAAAGTAACAATGCGTGCTAACACAATGGAAATCGAGAAGGTTAACGTTGGAGAGCGTGTAATCCGTGCTGCTGCTCAAGGTAGCCCAAACTACACAAACGCAGGCGCAACATTCTCAAAGGTAGAACTAACAACCAAAAAGATTCGTCTTGACTGGGAAGTTTCTACAGAATCACTAGAAGACAATATTGAAGGCGGTGCTCTTGAAGATCACCTAGTTCGTCTTATGACAAACGCTTTCGCTAATGATATTGAAGATCTAGCAATTAATGGCGATGGATCAACTGGCGACTTCCTTTCAATTATGGACGGATTCGTAAATCGTGTACAAACTGAAGACTCTCACGAAGCAGTCACAGTTATCAGCGACAACAACTGGACAACCGCTGCTATGCAAGATATCATCTTGGCTTTGCCACGTAAGTATCGTGCACTAAAGGCTGGTCTAAAGTTCTATGCTGGTACAGATGTTTTCCAAAGCATCGTTAAGAACAACGGTACACTTGCTGATGCAATCGCAGAAGCATTTTCACCAATCGCTGCTGGTACACCAGCAAACCGTCAATCATACCTTGATGGCGGAGCACAGACATTCGGTGGTGCTCGCACCACTCGTGTTCTAGGCATTGATGTTATGGAAGTTCCTTACTACCCTGCAGGATATGTCGACTTGACATTCCCACAGAACCGTGTATGGGGATTCCAACGTGACATCACTGTTAACCGTGAATACAAGCCAAAGAAGGACACAATTGAATACACAGTATTCGTCCGCTTTGGTATTCAATGGGAAGAACTAGATGCAGTTGCATACCATGACATTTCAGATTCATAATCTGTAGTCAACTTAGAGGGGGAGTAGAGTCACATCTGCTCCCCCTTCTTCATACTCTGGTATAATTTAGTCAGGAGGGAATGCCTTGAACATTGATAATTTGTTAAGTAAAACAGTTTTTGAATTAAAGTCGTATGCTAAAACTAACGGTATTCCTTTGGGGGATGCAAAAAAGAAAGTTGATATATTATCAACAATTGAAGAATTTACTCCATCTAGTGTTATAACAGAAAACATTAAAGAAGAATACGATAAAGTAGCCCTATACTCAAAAAGAAATATACATTGGTCTGAAATTGGAAACCTCAAGATTGGATACAATATTGTGTCTAAAGATCAAGCAAAAGTTATGTCTACCCATAAGGCTGTGCGTGTTGCATCTCCTGAAGAGGTAGCAAGTTACTATGGTAAATAATGCAACTATTACGTAAAGCTCCATATCCACTATCTATAACCTATACCGTTCCAGATAGCCTTACAGACTACATTCTGGTCATTAGAGATATGTCTGAGCAAACAGAGCTTGAAGAATCTATCACATCTACATCTGGGTCTTTAGTTACTTATTCCCTTACTGGAGATTTTACAAAGTATGATAAATCCTATGCCCTTACAATTTATGAAGACCTAACCGATTCTGGAGCTGAGATAGTTTATGGAGATGTTGTTGTAGAGGATAATTTAGATATTCAAAGACCATACGTTGACCCAGAAACACTTGGAACCACAGCTACAGAAATTGCTCAGTATAAAGAATATGAAAATTTAGCCAGACTTATTATCGACTCAGTAACTGGTGGATTCTATTATAATAGAACATACCTAGAGGTTGTTGGTCAGGGTACTGACTATATGCCACTTTGGAAAAAAACAGAAAAACTTTTAAAGGTGTACGAGAATACGGTATTAGTATATGACTTATCAGAATCACCAGCAGCTCTTGGATCATTTAATTATGTAATTACAAAAGATAGAACATCAATTACAAAAGATCCAGTACTAGACGAAGGTGAAATAAATCGTGCAGAAAGAAAACCTGCGAGAATTCCATTAGCACCATCAGACTCATACAATGTTTTTGATACAGAAGATAGCGGACTAGTTCAAACCATTTCTGCTGGAGTTGGTTTTGCCGAGGGTACAGATTATATATTCCAACTAGAAACAGGATACAAAGTAGTACCATACGATATCCAAGATGCAACAAAGATTCTTATTGAAGATATTAAGTGTGGAAAGCTAGACTATTACAAGAGATCCGTAAAGCGATATGAGACAGATCAGTTTAAGATTGAGTACGATAAACGATTAATGGATGGTACTGGAAACCTATTAGTTGATAAGATTTTAGATAAATACAAAACCTCAATAACTCGTCCTGGGATTTTATAATGTTAGTATGTGAAGAAAATGACTTCATGTACCCTATGAGAGCTGATATTTATTATCCAATCATAACTCAAAACGACTATGGTCAAGCAAACAAAGAGTGGGTATTTGATAGAACAATTGTGTGTAACGCAACTTCCGTTGGGGGAAACGGTACTGAAGATATTAGACCAGAAGTATTCCTTCAGTATGAAAATAAGCTGATTGCTCGAAGCAAGTCTGATATAAGAACATCATCTACAAATACTCTAAATGCTGCAACCAATATATTGATTACTAATATTAGAGATATTCATGATAATCTTATTTATACCGAAAGTGCTGGGCCAAGAGCAGGTCGTGGAACTATCTATGAACTAGGAACCTTTGATCCATTTAGTGGACCATTTGGAGATGTTGAATTTTTTAAGATGCTGTGGCGTAGGACTGAAAACCAAAGCGTTGGTGACTAATGAAAATTTCTACAAACACTAAAAGCTTTACAAAACAAATGAACAACATAGTTAATTATTCTTTTGGATTTTTAGACGGAGTTCAAAAAGGAAAATCTGTATTCTTAAATAACCTAGGTCATGGAGTATTGACTGCCTTATATGATTACATTGACGCAAGTGCTAGATCTAATCCAAGAGCAATGCACCATATTTATGAGTGGATGCAAACTGGTAGCCCAGAGGCAAGATTATATGACTTGAACTATACAGTAAGTAATTTAGGACTTAGCTTTAAATCAAAGTTTACACAATCACAATCATTTTCAAGAAACTCTAACACCCCCTTTTATGATAAAGCAAGAATAATGGAGCAGGGAATTCCAGTAAAGATTGCTCCAGTTAAATCTGATGTTCTTGTGTTTGAGGCAAATGGAGAAACAGTATTTACTAGAAAAGAAGTAACAGTTGAGAACCCAGGTGGTACTGAAGTTGTTGGGTCATTTGAAAGAGCTGTTGATGAATTCATGTTAGGGTATTTTAAACAATCATTTATAAGAGCTTCAGGATTGTATGATTATATAAGTAAGCCAGTTCTTTATAAAGCAAACTTTGCTGCTGGGTCTAGAATGGGAAGAGCAAAAGGCGTAGACACTGGATTTAAGTGGATTGCTAATGCAAGGGTTGGGGTATAATAAAGACATGGCTACAATATCTCAAACAGGATTTCCACCACAGTATATCAATAAGTATATACAGGCACAGCTGGAAGAGTTTGGTATTTTAACGGGGGCAGAACAATTTGACCCCATAGTTCCAGTAACCCCTACAAACATAGAAGAGCTATACGGAAACTATGTGGGTGCTCCTGGTCAGGTTGCCCCAGTTCTAATTGTTTATGACAGATTAGCTCGGTACAGACCAAAATCATTTTACAGACACAAAAGAGAACAGCTCATTTATACCATCCATTCAAGCAGCCTAACAACTGCAAATGATGTGGTTAGAGTAATCTCAGAAGCCCTTGACCGTGAGGATGCTTCAGCCCAAGATGTAAATAAATGGATAAAAGATAATCTACCAAATGACAATAAAAATGTATTTTTTCATAGATTTAAGGCTTTTCAGATTGACGAAACAAGAGACTTGCTAGAGCTATCATCAGCAAGACTTTCGGCAGTAAACAAGATAGTTATTGAGTATGACTACCACACCAATGGAGGACTCTTAAAAGAGTCTGGTGAGTTTTATACTTAAAAATGCTGTTATAATTATCATGAGGAAACAAACGCCAAACAATTTAATATCTATTCATCTAGAATAAGAAAGAGGTAACCATGTCATATAGCCGTGGAAGTT